AAACTATAATGAACAAGAAAATAAAAAGTAAACGAAATACACGAAACAAGAAACTCCGTCGAGAGTTTCCCTTTAAAAAAGGAGCCAATCATGAAGATCGATACCGAGCTCTTGATGCGTCTGTTCGGTACTGAGGAGCTGGAACAGGTATTGAGAAATAAGGAAGAGCTCGTCGAGCGGGCTCGCCCCATTAAACCTAAAGTCCACAAAGTCAAACTCACCGCTGCAGAGTGTCAGAAGCTGTGCAACGCAGTAAAGCTCGAGTATGAAGACGGATACGAAGAGCGTGTCTTCGAGTACGTCTTCACTGACGAGCACGTAGATCGGTACGGGGATATTGTAAAGGCGGACGGCGGAGACCTACGGAACTATAAAGCCAATCCCATCGTACTCGCATTTCATAACGGTCGCGCATTACCTGTGGGTATGTGCTTGAAGATATGGCTTGATTCTGAGAAAAAGGAAATACGTGGGCATGTATTAGTCTACGACCAGAATATTGACCCTACTGGTTTCTGCGACGTTATATACAATTATGTAAGCAGCGGGGCGATGAAGACAGGCAGCATCGGGTTTATCCCAAAAGAAGGCGGCGTCAAGCGCCCCAGCGACGAAGAGCGTGAGCAGATGAAGCTGCCCCGCTTTGGCGTGATATATGAGGCGTGGGAGCTGCTGGAATTTTCGCTCACACCAGTACCCGCTAACCCGGGCGCAACGATGAAGGACTGTGACTTGGTGGAAGCGTTTCACCGGGAAGGCGTGGAAGATACAGCGGAGCTGGAGCGCATACTGAGCACAGAAGCACCTCCAGCGCCGGAAGCGCCTGTACAGGTAGTAGAGCAGCGCACGACAGCGGATCCTGAGCTGTTGAAGATGCTCGCTACCATTGCAACGAATTTGAATTTATTGATAGAGAAGAACGATTGCGTCATTACCTCAAACGAGCGTCTTATGGATACGCTTCGCGAGTGCTACCGACTCTCTCCCAGCGATGGCGAGCAGACGGACGGGGAGGACGAACCGGAACTGTATACAGAGGACACTGTTGAGGGGATGGAAAACGCTTTCAAAGATTTCAAAGTCTAAAACGTAAACAGGAGAACAAATATGCCAAATCGCACTCCGGAAGAAATTATTCGCGAGGGGCTCGATGGAGTGAAATCCGAGCTGCTTGCAAAAGTTGAAGAGGTGAAGAGAGACACCTCGGACGCTTCCAATGAAACGCTTAAAGGACTCGAAGCACAGCTGACTGAACTGGGTAACCAGTACAAGGCGCTGGAGGATAAGCTCCAGGCATCGCAGCGTAACTCTGTTCCAGGCGTTGAGGAAGAGCAAGACAAGTTCAGTTTCCTGCGTGCTGCGCTGCTCACCCACCCGTCGCTGGGCTCCTCGTATGAGAAGCAGAAGGACTTCGGGTTTGAGGTTGAGGTGCGCGACAGCATTGCAGGCGACGGAACAAAGGGCGGTTACACCGTTCCTACTGAACTGTCCAACATGATAATTGAACCTGCTATTGCAGCGATGCCTCTATATGAGATTGGCATGACAGTGTTGCAGGGACTTAGCGGCAACATTGAAATTCCTGAGCTCACGTCTCGCGGCACCGCAGGACATACCACGGAAAAGGGCACGCCCACGAAAGCAGACCTGGCATGGGGACTGAAAAGCCTTACCCCGCATCGCGCGGCAGGCTATGCAATTCTCAGTAACAGGCTCGAGCGGATGAGCGCTGTCGGGTATGAGCCTTTCGTACGGAAAGAACTCATCAAGACCCTGCGTCTCATTATTCATGAGAAGCTCATTCAGGGCACAGGTACCAATAATGAAGTTATTGGTATTGATAACGTTACAGGTATGACAACTACAGCAGCACTTTCCAGCGCTGGACAGTTCACGGTGCGTGAAGCCAGCGACATGATCGTTGATCTGCAGGAAGCTGATATCGATACGGAAGGCGCAGACCTTGGATTCTTGATGCGCCCGATCGTTCTGCAGGGAATGGCAATTCAGCGACTGCACTACTTCAGTGGTCAGACAGCAGGCAAAGGTTACGTCTTTGCACCGATTATGAATAAAGCTGGTATCGAGGATGCTATTGGCGCGAAGATTGCAACAACGACGCACGTTGCAACTTCAGGTAGCGGAAGCACGACAACCAGTAAAGTGACGCTGGGCGACTGGTCGAGAGCAATGCTAGCGCTGTGGACAGGACTCGTCGTGCGTACATCTACAGAAGCATCTGATGGTACAGTGCACGCGTTCACGCAAGGTGCTATGATGGTACTCGCTGAGCAGGACTACGATTTCCTTGTCACACGTCCAGACACGTTCTGCCGCACTTCCAACGCATACGCAAATCGCGGCGGCTGGGATCAGGCATAAAGGAGGCTAGCAAACAGGTCGGGTGTAGCGGTTGACACGATGACAACTTCTACATAAGGAGAAATAGATTATGGGTAAAGGACTTGGAAAGATTGCAGAGAACCTGAAGGTTCACTGCCGCGTGCCTGAATCGATTGGTGCTGTGACCGTGTACTGGAATGGCCAGAGCATTACCAGCGCAAGCGGTTACGGCTATGATGCGCTGGGCTACCGTGAAGCGCTGGTGAACTATCAGACAGGGACGCTGCTCGGGCAGCGCGCTTCGCTCGTTGTCGCTGTATACGAATCCGATACGGACGATCCGACAGCAGCAACTGCGATCAGTGGAGCGAACTTCACTGTACGGAACAGCGCTAACGATGAGACGAATGAAGAAGGTTCGATTCTGCTTAACCCGCGCAAGCGCTACCTGTTCCTGCGCGAAGAAGTGCAGAATGCGTTCAGCACAACCGAGACGGCGACGATTCATGTCGCAGGTCAGATGATACTGGGCGACAAGCAGACCGATCCGGTGAGCAAGACTCTCATCTTTGACGTTGAGACTTAATTACATTTAACGTGAATAGGGGGCGGGCTGCTTTCGAGTGGCAACGCCCCTCGCTTAAAAACATTATGAGCGTATTCAAGCTAACAACATACGAACGACTGGTGCGTTACCTTGCGAACGATGCAAACACGCCCCTGTCTGAGGACAGCGGGAAGATGGGTTTGCGGCAGGAGTACGAGGGCTGGATAGCAAGTGTGAGCAAGGATATAGAACGCTGGTTAAATCGTTCCCTCAAATCCGAGAGCCGTACTGAGTACTTTCACGTGAAGCGCGAGCGTAAACGGTTCTGGGTCGATGCGTATCCCATCTCCAGCGTCACGAGCGTGTACCAGGATAGCACTGGGCAGTACAGTGGCAATGAAGACGAGATAGAAAGCGACGATTGGGTTATTGGGGAAAGCGATCGCAGTATTGACTTGGATTACAGCTTGCTCTTTAATCACTCGAAAGGCCTGCGCGTTATATACACGGGCGGTCTCGCGGCACACGCAACGCGAAGCACCTTTGCTATCACCTCAGCGGTGAATACCTTTACTGCAGGGCGCTGGGTTAAGAACAGCGATAACACAGCCGCGGGGATTGTACGAGGGACGCCAACGTCTGCGCAAGTAATACTGGATAATCTGTGGGGTGTGTTCGCAGCGGGAGACGCGCTGACGGAGTACACGGATCAGCATTTCCAAACAGCTACCGATCCAGCAGTCACGGCAACCATAAGCAGTATCACAGCGCAGTCTCTCGCTGAGTCGCAACCGAGTATCGTACGTGCATGCGAAGCGCAGATAATGTATATGAATCACCATAAAGGAGATTTTGAACTCGTTGGGAGTACGCGCGATGCCGTAAATTTAAGACGCTCCCCAGCGGTGGGAGGTGAGATGCTGACGCTTGAGGTGCGCCGTATGCTGCGGCCATACAGATCGGTGATAGGTGAGTTTTAATCTTAAATCAGTTATCCGCTTTAAGCGCTATCCGCAGTGGGTCAGGGATGCCCTGCTTAGGGGGATGCGCGAGGGGATTGAGATATGGCTGGGAGTGCAGCAGCGGAAACAGATGAGCGGGCGGCCTGGTCTGAAGGTACGGACAGGCACGCTGCGCAGAAGCTGGCGAACGCAAGCCGGTTGGCGTGGACGGAAATTTGCAATAAGAATTTATACGACTGTTAAATATGCAGCACCTCACGAGTTCGGTAAGCAGGACGTCCCGACACATATGCGGGGAGCTCATACGAGGAGAGTGCACGGTAAGGACGTACAGGTAAGGGCGCATATGGTACAGGCATTCACGCGCGAGTATCCTGTACGGTTGCGCATGCGAAGGTCTTTTAAAACAGAAGCGGCGCGGTACGTGCGTATGGCGTGGCGCAAGCGGTTAAAGAAGGCGGCGAAGCAGCTATGACACCAATAGAAATTGCACTCGGAATAATAGCAGCAGTTATCACTATCGGAACCGTTGGCGTGCATATCGGCGCTCGTCTAAATAGGAAGAAGAAGCTAAACGGGTGTAAATTCTGTCCCGATCATCCTGCGGTGCTTTCCAGTACGATATTAAGTAAATATTTATTAATGGAGATAACGACAGAAGAGCAGCAGCAGCGAGCTCATAGTAAGATGCAGACGTTTGAAGGAGGTCTAACTGGTCATGGGCAAAAAGATTCTTAGCTACGCATTATGGGGTAAGGAAGAACTCTATATCCGCGGTGCGTTTGAGAACATTCGTAATCGTGATACATTCTTTCCGGATTGGATTTGTCGTTTCTATATCGGCGAGGAGACGATGGATCCGGAGACTATTACCAAACTCAAAGAAGCTCCGGGCGTTGAGATAATCGAAAAGGGCGCGCCCGTGGACGTACTGGGTATGTTCTGGCGCTTTGAAGCTATGTACGACGACCCCGAGGTGGAGCGCCTCCTTTCCAGAGACACAGACTGCCAGTTCACGTGGCGGGAGGTGGATGCTGTAAAGGCGTGGGAGCGCAGCGGGAAACCATTCCACGTTATCCGAGATAACCGCCAACATAACATTCCTATACTTGGGGGGACGTGGGGTGCGGTACGGAATGCTGTTCCAGATATGAAGTACTTGATGGAGCAGTTCCTGCAGACACCTCCAGTGACCACATCCCAGCACCCGAACCGCAAACATCACGGAGTGGATCAGATGTTCCTTGTGGAGCGTGTTTGGCCGCTGGTGCGCAGTAACCACCTAGCGCATATACGCGGCGGGATTCCAGAACTCCGCTCCACGGAACAAGATATCGAGCTACCGTACCTTCCAGAGGATGGACACTTCGTTGGACAGCCCTGCGTGGATTTACTTCCAGAGGAACGGGAGCGCAAGGAAGAGAAGTGGTTCTGGGATTCCATTGCGCTGTTTCTGCCTACGTACAAGCGTCCGGATAACATAGCGCGGTTTGTTAAAACAGCACATGACACGGCTTCCAACCCCTCGCGTTTGAGGCTTGCGCTGTGCGTTAACGAAAAAGATATAGCGACGCGCGAGTTCCTTGAAAAGGATTTCGAGTGTCCGCTTGCATACGAAGTAATACTGGAGCAGACGAGGCAGCCTAACCTCAGCAAGTACTTCAATATCCTCTACGACCAAACGTCGTTTAACAGCGAGCGTACCGTGGTAACGATGCTCGGAGATGATATGTATTTCCAGACAAGCGGTTGGGATAAAGCTGTGCTGGAGCGGATAAACGCGAAGAACGGTAATGCTATTGTATTCTGTAACGATGGAGGTATTGCGCAGGACGAGCTCGCAGTTAATCTGTTCACGACGCGTAAGATTATTGAAGCGACGGAGAAGCCTTTCATGTGCCCGGAATTTCATGCGGAAATGATAGACGTCGTGTGGACGGTCGCTGGTGTTCAGGCATCTATACTGGAGTACTTAGGAGACGTTGTAATTGTGCACGACCACGGATGCGTAGACGGGAAAAAACAGGACGAGACGTATGTCAGGTTACAACCACTGCGGCAAGTCACAAATAACAACCCGCGGAATCTGAAATACGCTCGCACATACGGGACGCTGTGCGCTGCGAACATTATAAAGAAGGGATACGGAGAGTGGAACTCGGAGGCTCTGGTCGGGAGGTTAACATGATATTGAGCATTCTGATATGCACGCTGGAGGATAGGCGCCTGAAGCTAGAGCGGTTACTCAGCGAGCTGCTCCCTCAGTGTGAGAAAAAAGAAGTCGAGGTACGTATTGAATGTGATGCCGGCGGGATGACAGTTGGCGAGAAGCGTAATAAACTGCTACGCGAAGCGTCAGGTGAATATATTACGTTCGTCGATGACGATGATGAAGTCGTCGAGGATTACGTGGATAAGATCTTAGCGGAACTCGTCTACAAGCCAGACTGCGTTGGTATTGTAGGCGTGATTCTGCAGCCGAATAAAAAGAAAGCGCTGTTTTCTCATTCAATAGAATACGCTGGATGGTATGACGACGGGCGAATGTACTACCGCACGCCTAATCATCTCAACCCAGTGAAGCGAGAAATCGCACTGCGCGTTGGATTCGAGAACAAGGATTTTGGCGAGGACATGCTGTATAGTAATGGCATCCGACCTCAGCTTCAAACAGAGCGGTATATCGAAGACCCAATCTACATCTACCACAACGAAGGCAAAGAGGAGGAGCAGGAGTGATTTTCCGTTTTGACGACGTCTGCTTAAACACGAATATGCAGAACTTGAACGCGCTTGCGGAAATACTGCACGTGGAGGCGCCGAGCGCTCACGTGCAATACGCTATCAGTATCTTTTGTAATGACGTCGCGGAGCTCGCGCCCCCTCTGGACGAGTTTGTGTTCCAGCCTATTTTTAAAGCGTACAGCGAGCACTATGCGTTTTATAAAGTAGACAAGATGGGCATACCTGCTGGTATCCCAGCGTTCGTTCAGAAGACGTCTCACGGTCTTATCCACGGCGACCACAGATTGCTGAGCTATGGGACGCAGGAGCTGAGTATCGTTACTTCATGCAGCTTGTTAGATACGAATGTATTCGCGCCTCCGTTCAACAAGTATAACGATGACACAGTCAGAGTCTGCATGCAACATGGTGTGCAGCTCCAGCGCTTCAGCGACGGCTGGCGCAGCGCGGAGCATAACCACTTCGACCCTAATATCCAACGTTGGTATTTTCACAGCAGGGAGTGGGATGAAGGCAAGTTGAAAGTGTGGTTGCAATGTTCTTAATCACGGGCGCACCTCGCTCAGGCACATCATACACATCAGCAGTGCTGGAGCGTTTTGCTCAGCCTAAGGTTGTGCGGAAATGGGACGTGCTATGATTTGTACAATCCACCAACCTAACTTCTTCCCGTGGTATCCCTTCTTCCAGAAGATGCAGCAAGCGGATGTATTTGTCCTGCTCACGGATTGCCAGTACGAGAAAAACGGATACCAGAATCGCTTCCGGCTCGGTGATCGTTGGCATACTATGTCGGTGAATCGTGGACTGGAACCCATACGGAATAAACGATATGTGAACTGGCATAAGGATTGGCGCAAGATAAAAGCAAATGTAGGTATGTACGACTTGAGCTGGGCGGATGACTACATATGCGAAGACCTAGTGGATACGAATTACCTTATCATCCTTGCACTGCGCGAGCGCTTAAAGATACGAACTCCCGTGTTTATCGATACAGCAACGGGCAAGACGGCAACGGAGCGACTGATAAGCATATGCGAACTGCATAATTGTGACCAGTATTTGAGCGGGGTCAGCGGTTGCAATTATTTGGATATGGAATTGTTTAAAAAGAAAGGCATTGAAGTGCTGTTTCAAAAGGAGGCCGATATGGTTAAAAAGCATTCACTGGAGGTGTTGCTATGCGGATAATCTTTGCAGCAGAAGGCTGGCATCTAGACTATGTACCTATCGCGAGCATCGCGTGGCGCAAATTCTTTCCAGAGTACAAACAGTCCCTTGCAATTGTAATGGATAGGAACGTGAGCGAGCTGTCCTATAAAAAGAAATACGGACAGTATGTAGACGATGTATTCTGCGTACCGGACGTTGATGACGTCTGCCGTGCTGCGCTTGCGAAAATGGCTCGTATCTATTTGAGCACACGGTACGGGCGAGAAACCGTCACGCTACACGATATTGATTTTGTCCCCTTACAGCGTGGGTTCTACGAAGGACGGTATGCGCTGTACGAGCCTGAGACGCTTATGCTGATGGGAATGGAAGTGTACATGGCAACGGATCGCGGACGCGCTCCAGTGTCTGCTATGACTGCGCCCAGTGATCTGATGCTGGACTTGTATAAAGCGAACAAGGCGTGGGATGAGTTTATAGACAGCGGACGAGGCAGCGGCGAGCGCACGCCTAACAATAAAGCGGATGTGCTTAATGCGCCTTACTTCAGCGATGAGATATTTACACGCGACGCGATACGCAGAATGGGCAAGGCGTGGATCGCCCGCTTCGTGCGACTCATCCAGCGTCCCTATAATATGCAGCGGGATACCATCGACAGGGCATGCTGGAATTTGGCAGACTGGGAGAAGATGTTTCGCGGGGAGTACTACGAGGCGCACCTGCTGAAGGCATATCAGCCGAACATCATCGTCAATGATAAAGAGTTTGATAGCTGGGGATGGATACCTGGACTGAAGCCTATTTTTGATTACTTCGGTTATCAGGATCCGCGGGAGGAGCTTGCAATTAACGAAGCAATAAAAATATACGGGAAAGAGAAGGTTGATAAATGCCTCAGTTACCGGAAGGAGCAGAAATGAGAATAGCTGTTTTTGCTCCTGAAGGTTGTGGTAACGCGCTCTCTAAGGAACTGCTGCGAGCGTGCACCGGGCTCGAAGCGGAGGGAGCGTCGTTACCTTTTGAGCGAGCTGGAAAGGCGTGTCGATATGAAAGCTGTCACGGGATGGGCTTATGGCCAATTCCAGCAGATGTCAGGAAGTACGACTGGTTTCTGCTCGTCACACGCTCGCCCGTGCATTCGTGCTATAGCGTATGGCGAAGAATGGGGCGACGTGGAGCGAATCCGAATGGTCACTGGACACGAGGCTACACGGATGAGGGTATCATTGAAACTATTATCTGGCAGCAACTAGCAGCGCGGCGTATGCTGGAGATGATGGATTTATCCAGCGTACCTCATGCGGAGGTGACATACGGCGACTTAGTGAACACGCCGAGGATAATTACGTCCTATCTTCCCAGCGATATAGAGACTATTCCAGATTTCCAAGTACCGGAAATCCGCAACGCAAACGACAACCGCTGGAAGGAAGATGAGATATTCGTACAGATGTGGAACCGCTACAAGGATATATTCAATGCCTGAGCAGCCCAGCACAAATATGTTGAAGAACGAAATCATCGCGGTACTGCGTCTACTGCACGACGACGCTCGCGTATTCGAATGGGGTGCAGGGCAAAGCACTATACTCTTCGCCCAGTGGTGCGCTGCGCTGCATAGCGTGGAGAGCTGCGCGGACTGGTTTATAAAAGTACAGCATAAGCTCGTCACGAAGAATGTTGAATGGACGATCACAGACGACGAGAAGTTGGTTGCAATTTGTAAATCTTTCTTGATTTATAGATTGTACCAAAGAAAGGGAGTAATATGTTCATTAGCATAGTTATGGTATTGGCGGGGACTCTTATTGTTGGAAACTTTATTATGTTGGTTATCGCTTGCTCACAACAAACTGAGGTCTTTCGTAGATGCGATAGAATATACGAGCGCAGTCAGGCGCAACGGAAGGCTAAGGTAGATTTACAAACAGCAACCAACACGTAAAGTATGCAAGTTGCAAAGCCAACCAGCATACATTTACGGGAACGTTGTACGTGAACGCAATCTCAAAAGGTTACGACATAATCCTTGTAGACGGGAAGTGGCGGGTGGAGTGTGCGCGAGCTGCTGCGAAGGTAATGACAGACGATACTATACTGCTGTTCCACGATTGGGACAGAGAAGAGTACCATGTGGTACTGGATGAGTTACGCGTGTTTGGTATTACTGGAACACTGGCGATGATGAGGTTGAAGTGAGGCTGTTGATATTACAGGAAGCTGGTAAGCATGAGGAGAACGCGAAGTATCGAGAGTCCCTCTGTATGGAGCGGGCGCTTAAACAAGCTGGTCACGATGTGATGGTTTGCGGGGAAGGTTTTGCTGCATACAGCGAGCACGCTATACAGCAGTGTGACGCGATCTTTGTACTGGAAAACTATAACTTCAAAATCGTTCCAGATTTATCGAAGGTGCGAAAGCTAAAATTATTCTGGAGTATTGACGGTCACTGTAATTTTGACGCTCATTATAACTTTGTGCAAGATCATGGGATAGACGTCGTGCTGCATTCGTGCGCCCCTTGTGTTGGTAAACTGAAGGCACGGGAGCAGGAGATTTGGTTCCCGAATGCGTATCCACGAGAGCTGTTCGAAGCTGTGAAGAAGCCGAAGCGGTTGCACTCAGTAGGGTATTGTGGTTCGTATGGGAGTCCGAAACGCACGCGCTGGCTGGATATGCTGGAGCTTAAGAAGGATATTAACGTGCTGGGCGATAACATGGTACGCGCTTTACAGAGTTATCAGATCAGCTTCAATATGAATCTGGGATTCGATATTAACTACCGTACATTCGAGAGCTGCGGTGCTGGGGCGATGCTGCTGACGAATCGCACGCCGGGACTGAGTAGGCTATTCGAGGTCGGGTTGCATATACAGGTATACGATTCGTATAAAGACTGCCTGGATAAAATTGAGTACTACGCAGCGGAGGCAGAGGAGCGTCGAGAGATAGCTCGAGCTGGTTATGAGCTCGTTCGAGATCGTCATACGTATAGCAGGCGTGCACAGGAATTGGTAGCAATATGCTCAGCGATGTAATTGAAAAAGCCGTATCCAAGAACAGCCGGGGCGTTGCCGAACGCGTGGGTCGCGTGAAGGACTTGCTCGGATGTATTCTTGCGCAGGTTCCAGGTAATCTCGTGGAGATTGGTCTTGGACATGGGCAGAGCGTCGTGCATCTAATAGAGCATGCGTGGAACTACCAGCGCAAAGTCCTCGGGGTAGACCCGTGGGGCTGTGCGGAGATGGAGGAGTATAACTACCACGACTTCCAGCGTGGGCTGGATGCGTGTTTCCAAGATCGCCCGGACTTAAACTGCTTCACGCTACTGCGAAAAAGCTCGCAGTCCGCTGTAGCAAAGCAGACTATACTAAGTTTGAAGCCTATCGCGTTTGCATTTGTGGATGGAGATATGTCGATATCAGGCGTGCTGGGCGACTTGAATATGCTTGCGCTTGCGGACGCGAAGGTGATATGCGTGGATGATTATCACGGCGGGCGCTGGCCTGAGGTAGCAAAGGCGGTGAAGCTGTTCGCTTCTACTACAGCAAAATATAAGCACATTGAGGGAGATGTGCATGAAACATATCTACTGTCTGAGGAGGTCGCGTGAAGACGTTAGGTCTAAATATAA